TAATCCAAGAGATCCTAATCAACAACGTCTTAGAACTGAATATCGTGAAAGGATGCTTAATGTATTGGGACACATGGGAAGATTTGTTAGAGCTTCAATTGGTTTTATGATTCCAATAGCTGTTCCAATAGCTGCTTCGGCAACTATAGTTATAGCAACAGCAGTAGTTATTCCACCAATGGCTTATCGAGCAACAGCAAACGTACTTACAAGAACAGTTGAAATTATTGGAGACAGAGTACCATACTTAACAACAATGTTAGACAAAATGAAAGCATCTTGGGCCTTTTTGAGAGAAAAGATTTCATGGATGAAAGAAAAAATGATAAGTATTTTGATGTCTGCATTAAATTTCCTTGGTATAAATACAGATAACATATGGGATCAGATAGCACAAATTGGCTCTCTAGTAGTGTCAGAAGTAATGATAATAGTGATATTGTCAGTTTTGTGTTATATGTTCTATAAGTTATGGAAATATATTACTAAGGCAAATGAAGAAGAAGAAGAAGTTGACGTTGGTGAATTGGTTGCTATTCAAGTTATTGAAGGTGATGAAAACAAAGTTTTTAGAATGAATAATAGTGCTCCAGTAGTAGCAAAGAAACAAGCTAAAACAAAAATTTTGAGAGATTCACTAAAGAAAAATAGTAACAAATTTAAACTAAATTGTGATAAAACAACTTTCGATCTTATTGATTTGAACAATCCTAAACATCATAATGGACGAATTCAGAATTTAAGAGAAGAAGGTTCCGATCACGTTATGTTTTACACAACAAAAACGGAAACAACGGTACAAAACGATAAAATAACAATGTTAAGAAGTGAAAGCAGAAAGGTGTTTGGAGAATTTTCATATGTAATTGATTATAATTTCGAGTATACAGCCAGCGATATTGATATAGTTGAAAAATACGATGATTTTATAAATAAAGTTAAAATTTTGGAAATTGAAGAATACCTTGAAGTTATTCACTGGTCTTATATTCCTGAAATGCATCTTTACCATGTAAAAGTAGAATTTTGCGGCCTAAAAGCAAGAAAAGAGGGCGGCGTAGTTCCTTATACAAGGAGAATGTTGAAAGGTTTAACACAATTGGCAAATGATTTAATGACTAACGTTAACAGAGAAGCTGATAATAATGTTCAAGATGTTTTGGATGGTATTAAACTAAATATTCAAACAGATGTATTCACAACTTTAAAAGATCATAATGAAGTTTGGATACAAGTAGTAAAACATTTTGATAATATTGTACCAGGTGGTAAAATGTATGGTATCGGTCATCGAGACACTATTATACATAATGCACACTTCTGTGGTGTTGGTGAAATAATAAGGTTTAAACGAAAAGATGCTGAATTGTATGGAACCGCTGTGTGTGAATGGAGAGATGAAACAAGAGACATTGGTTATTCAACAATAATTTCAAAAAAAGAATTATCTGGAATGGAAAAGAGACCTCCTGGAACTTTGAATAATGTATCACCAGTTAAAGATCATTTTAGATCTATAATTGATTATATACCTACTTTGGAAGAATGGTCTAAATTAGATCATGCTGAAATTGTATCTCATTTTCCAGTTGAAAACTTTCAAACTTTTGGCGTAATTGAATTAAAAGGACGAATATCTTTAAAAATTGAAAATCAAGGCAGAGTCACTAAAAATGTTCTCAAATTAAGACATGTATACGCTCATAATGGTGCAGATTTATCTGGTAACTGTGGTGGGATAGTATGTACAACAAGTGATAAACGAAAACAAAAACTGTTAGGCTTTCATGCAGGTAATTTACCGAAGACTAATATTGTGATTTGTGCGTGGTTATGTAAAGAAGATTTGATCGAGTTAAAATTGAACAGTGATCTAGGTGATGACATGCAAAAATTAATAATGAAAGGAGATCCAATTGATTTTCCAGGTGAAAATAAAGCAAAATTTTTAGGACATTATGCTGGAAATAATTTACCTATTTCCTCATTTAAGTCTAAATGGGTAAGAGCTCCATTTGAAGGATTTGAATCGGATTTGATACCTTCAGCATTAAATCCTTATGATCCTAGAATTAAAAAAGAATTACCAAAGAACATGTTGGGTGTACCATCGTTACTCATCGGACCGAACTCCTTAATGATGAAAGAATTACCAAGGTATGAAGAAAATATATTAGAATTTATTGAACAAGTGTTATCTCAAGAAATGAGATCAGTACTTGGGGAATTTCCTGGATCTTCTGATAATATTGAAAAGATGTTAGAAGAAGCACTTAATGGAAGACCTGAATATATTTACTGTACCGGAATGGAAATAAATACTTCTGCGGGTTTACCCTGGGGTAATTATAATTCAAAACATTTGAAAAAAGATTGGTTGGATAAGGACGATGATGGTCATGTAACATTTAATGATACTAATGGTCGCATTTTGAAGAATAGAGTAAAAAGAAAAATAATTGAAGGTAATAAAAATAAAAGATTGATAAGTCTAAACACGTCAAAGTTGAAAAGTGAATTAACGAAACCATCTAAAGTAGAACAGGGGAATACTCGTGTATTTTCATGCTCACCAGTGGATTCGGTAATAACTCAAGCAGCTTTGTTCGTACATTTCAAGGAAGCATATACTAAAGCAGGCTTAGATATACATCAGCTATAGGTATAAATGCTCATTCTTTGGCATGGGATAGATTAGCAACTAAATTACAAACATTACCTAATTATTTTGATTTGGATTACAAAAATTTTGATAAAATGTTGAGTAGAGATTTAATGGAATGTGCTTTTAACATCATTATCCAAGTTTGCAAGCGTCCAGGAGACACATGGTATAAAGCCCGAAGGATGGCAATGCAAGAATCGATATGTTCGTTGATGGTAGATTTCAATACAGTTTACATAACAGATCATGGTAACAAAAGCGGTGATTACATGACTACAATAGTTAATTGTATTTGTAATGACATCTTATCATTATATTGTTGGATAAAATTAACAGGAATTTACGATTTGAAAACTTTTAGAGACAATTTTGTCAATATAAGTTTTGTTGATGATAAAATTTCCTCTGTTTCGGATAAATATAAGGACAAGATAAATTACTTAACTTGTAAACGTATTTTAGAAGAAAAGGGTCATATTATAACACCAGGTGTTAAAGAAAACGTAGAAAAACCTTTTGTTGATTTTAGTGAATTGCAATTTTTGAAAAGAAAGTTTATTAATATCGCAGGACTTTGGTATGGAAAATTAGAAAAAAGATCAATTGAAAATCCATTTGTTTGGACAGTTGTTGAAGAACATGAGTATACAATGTGGATAAGCATGATTGGTGAATTATTAAAAGAAGCATCACTTCATGGTAAAGATTACTACAATCGTATAAAAAGATGTTTGGATACTTGTTCAAATCCAATTTTAAGCAGACGAATAGGAGCAGTCTGTGCAACAACGTGGGAAACCGCTGTTGTAAATTACCGTCGAAATTATTATGACTGAGTTTGGAGATTTTGTTTTTAAAAATAAATTGACCACTTTTGAAGCTCTAAGTAAATTAGATGTTGTAGAAGTAGGTCAAGAAGTTTTAGATTTAAGAGCAGAATTAAATAGTGTTAGGGATCAACTCTTCCAGTTATCCATAGATTATTCAAACACAAAATCATTAGTTTCAACTTTAGAAATAAAGATCGTAGATCTTCAATTCAAAATTAGTCAATATGATGATAAAATAGATTTAGCATTAGCTAATTCTACCAGTGCAGAAAAGAATGCTACAGAAGCGAAGGCCCTAATAGTCGAATTCAAAAATGAAGTACAACAAAAATTAACTAAGTTAACTTCAGATGTTGTTTCAGTTAATAACAAAATTAATGTAACAGATGCGGAAGTTAGAGCACTCGATACGAAAGTAGCAAAGAACACAACAGATATTACTCAGGCTAGCATGGTCAGAGGACGAGTTCCTGTAACTATAACAGCTGCGAGAGACAAAGGAAATCTGAAAGAAACCATACAATTTTCAGGAAGCTTTCAAATGGAAGTTCTCGTTCTTTATAATGATACGTTTTTTTTTGATAACGGTACAAAAAAAATAAGACTGAGAATAGAACTTCCGTGGGAGAATAAAGTGGGGGA